AGGAGATGCACTACCGCTGTGCTATATCACCATGATTGGGGTAACTAACGGGTATCGATCCCGTACTACGAGTTTCACAGACTCGGGTGCTTCCACTACACTATAGCCACCATATAAAACAGGATGTATTTTTACGTTTTCAATTAAAAGTTGAGTGTATAAATTTGCTGTTAACATCCTAAAACTGGTACCCTTGCTCGGAGTCGAACCGAGAAAACTCTTCCTTTTGAGAGAAGCGACTTTTCCAATTTGTCCACAAGGGCATTGTGTTGGCGGAAACGGTGAGATTCGAACTCACGGACCCTTTCGAGCCGACAGTTTTCAAGACTGTTGCCATAGACCACTCGGCCACATTTCCATTTAACTTTTTGTATCAACTTGCTGACCCTTATCTTTATAAGAGTCAAGTGTACCTTGATATGTGTATGTCACACATTCATAGTAGGTCTTGAGTGATTTTGGATCTAATATTTGAGAATACTGACGGACTACAATGTCATTACGCACATAGTCTGATATTCGTTGTATAGATTGAATTTCCATCAAGTATTTATTGATACCATATAGGAACACACTCTTAAACAGTCCTTCAACGGTTAGTCGCTATCTCCCTTACTACTCGGGCGGATCTGTGAATGTGTTCGTATATGGTAGCTCCTTACTTCAACCCGCACGAAGCGGCGTCGGTCTGGTGGAGTTAACCACGGAGTTAAACTACCATATGTAAACACACTAACACGGCTACCACACCTTACGATGTCCTGTGACCGCACTTCAGGTTAGATAATGTGTTTGCATATGGTAGGGGCACAGAGAATCGAACTCTGATTACCTGGTTAAAAGCCAGATACTTTAGCCGTTAAGTTATACCCCCATATGGTCCCTCCGCTCAGAATTGAACTGAGTCTTCTCGGATTAAGAGTCCGGTATGCTACCGTAACATCTCGAAGGGATGGATCGTAAGAAATTTTCTTTTACGTGCCATCCCTGACCATACGGGGGTCAAGAATGACACTATCGTTTACCTGAACGTTTCATGTCGTTCTCCTTTAAAAAATGTATTGTATCAGACAATTGAATTATTGTCAAATTTCTCTCATCACCAAAAAATGTGTATGCCATTGTCAGTAATATTCAAATGCATCTGAAGCGTAATCCTACATTCACCTTGTACAAGGTACATAGGTTCAATTGAATGAAATACGTCTCCTCCCCAGGCAGCCATCATACCAACTTGATACTCAAATCTGGTGTACTTACCTGTAGCAATTTCTACCGGTGAAGGCAATGTGCTTTCCGCAGTGTATAGCAATGAACCGCCTATTTTAGGTATAGTAATGGGTATGATTATTGATACTATGTCACCGGGTATTATGAATTTGTTAAGATATCCAAATTTGTCTTTATGAAAATTAAATTTAGTAACTCTACCTAATTTTTGTTCTTCACTTAATGAAAAAATATGAAACCCGGGGTAGTTAGTACCATCCAAAAAACTAACTGGTTTTTTATAATATTCTTCTAACCAAAATCTAATTTTATCATAGTATATTTGAAAAGATTTACTCATTATAGGTTTAATCTTTTCTACACCTTTTACATATGAGGCATAATCTCTAGAGTACATACCATTAGACAACATTCTTGTTTTCATAATAAACGGTCTTTGGGGTTGTACATCAGGAGTATCAAGTGCTCTAGCTTCCCATGATGATTTCAAATCAAAAACTTTATTTTTTATGTCATTAATTTCATCTTGATTTAAAAAATCAGATTGCATAATTTTAGGTAAAAGTCTAGTATATGTCATTATACTATTTAATCCGATGATATGGTGCCCGCGAAAGGATTCGAACCTCCGACCCCTTGTTTCGTAGACAAGTGCTCTAATCCAACTGAGCTACGCGGACATAAATTGTTTGGTACTCAGTACGGGAATCGAACCCGTCTTTACAACTTGAAAGGCTGTCGTCCTTACCGATAGACGAACTGAGTATAATAAAACAGGATGCGTTTGTTTTCACCAAAAGAAAAGTTTTTAACTTTGCTGTTAGCATCCTAAATCTGGTGGAGACCGAGGGAGTTGAACCCTTCTAGACAAGATTCTTGCAAGGAATCCCCGTAGCCCGCTACTGCCCCCATATTGTTTGGTCTCCGTACTAGGATTCGAACCTAGACCACTCGGCCCCAAACCGAGTACGCTGCCTGATAACGCTTTACAGAGATAAACTTGGTAGGGGTACTTGGAATCGAACCAAGATTACTGATTTCAAAGACCAGTGTGATAAGCCATTACACTATACCCCAACATAATACTGGCGATGCGTGGGAGAATCGAACTCCCGTCTTCGGATAGACAATCCGAGATAATGACCATTATATGAACGCACCATTAAATTTGGCTCCCCAGGGTAGGATCGAACTACCGACACCTTGATTAACAGTCAAGTGCAACTACCGCTGTGCTACTGGGGAATAAAAAACTGTCACTACAGCATACCCGTCAGAGGGATATGTACTGTTCATCTGTAGTAAGCATAACTATATAAATACAAAATGAATCCATATTGTATTAATTTAAATTTAGATATATCACCCTTACGGGCTGATATTGATATAAATGACCTTTCCAAAGATTACTGGAATACTATTTCTTTAACGCACATCAATACAAAATTAATAACTTTTTTGTTACATTTAGGGTTAGATTTTCCTAATGCGGCTACATTTTATTCAGAAGGATCATGTGTTCATCCGATTCACCTTGACGGTACATCATTATCTGACATAGTTAAAATTAATTGGGTATACGGAGATAACCATACAATGAATTGGTATTCATCAAATATTACCAGACCATCTAGTACTGATAAAATTGATAGAACTTATGTTCATTATAAACCAAATGAAGTAGAACTGATACACTCACAAAAAGTGGGATGTCCTAGTCTAGTTCAAACAGGGATACCTCATAATGTGATTAATCACTATGGAACACGTAGATGTATATCTATGGCATTGTTCCATCGTCAAACTAAAAAGCACGTAACAATGCATGAAGCATTGCATTTGTTTAATAGTATTACAACTTAACCTTGTCAGGGGTATGTTCATCTTTAGTAAGCATTCTAAAACACACTAGACCCCGTTATACCACCTACTTTTCAAGAATCTTGTCGCTTGCTTACTCTGAGTTGACGCCGCTACGACTAGGTTACCCCGTTAGTATGTTTTAGAATGCCGTGTATTTCTACACGACATGATAGGGTTGATACCCTACCCAGTGATTTTAGTCTCTATGTTATCGCCATAGATTTCATCCTACTGTCCGCCCATTCGATACACTTTACGCTGTATTCCGGCTCTCGTTGCCTATTCACGCTTTCTATCAATCTTCAAGCAAATACTTGTGTTCTGCTCTTAGCTGATAGATTCTAGCACGGTCGATTTTGTTTTGTATCAACTGTGCCACTTGCTCCTTTGTCAGAACATGAGTGCTAAACCAATCACGCTTTGCTTCAGAAGTTTTGTATTCTATCTCTTTATCCATTTATTGTCAAATTTCCTTTTGTTGTTTTTTCACAACACAAAAACAAAAACCCCTGAGACTTTTTAGTTTCCCAGGGGTTTCATAAACTTGTTAGAGTGTTACTTTAAGTGTAACCTGCTCCTTCTATGAAACTCCCCGGAATTTTCGCATCATAATTAAATAGTGATCCGCGAATACTCGGTGTAGACATGTTACCCTCAAAGGCTAACACTGGTGTCAAAGAGGCTATCTGCCACTGACCCGTATGTTTTAGCGATTGAATGCAAATGTTTTTCATAGTAAATCTATTTAGTCCTGGTTAAAAAAATTGTCTTTTAAGGCTGTTTTTATGTGCCTTTTCTCAATTCATGCTGAAGTATAACAGAGAATTGAATTAGTGTCAACACTTTTTTTCAACTATCTACCCAAACTTCAAAAATTCTTTTTTGCTCTGATTTCTCAAAACATATGTGTAGTATACATGCCTTTTGATTTGTTGTCAACTTTTTTTCAAGTCGTTTACCCTAATCGTTTAGAGATGTGTCGTTGCACCCTGGCATCAGTGTTCTTATAGAAAGTAATCAAGTCTTGGATTGGTATTATAATATGATGTTTGTCATATCTAACTTTATTGAGCAATGCATCGTTTTCTATCCAATCAATTTTTTCAAATCCTGTCAATTTTGGAAAGTACAATAATTCATCTCTCCAATACTTAGCTAAGAAGAAAGGCTTGACATAATACTCGTATCTTAGCACATGGGGGATTTTTTTGTGTTCTTGGTTGATTGCCTTCTCCATAATCAACCCGTTATCTTCAAAGTACTCCCAACTATGCAGGAACTGGTCAACTAAAGGATCTGCAATACAACTTAACCACATCTCGCTAGTATCACCAAATATTACAATCTTACCTGTTCTGTTTTCTATAGCATTCAATGCTCTATGTCTAGATACATCTGGATCAAACCAACCATAGTATGCATAGTGAACTTTTTCTCTGAGAATTAACCAGGGTGTTGACATACATTGTACTATATCATAATCATTTGGTAATTCTTTAACAAACAACTGTTGCAATGCATGGTTAGGATGAGTGTCTGTTTGGTAGGCTATATGTTCTATTTCTTCTCTTCGGATATTTGGATTAATATTGATTACATTGGTTTTGAAACCATACTTTTTTTCTAAAAGTTTTACATTCTCGTATTCAGTCTCATTATACCCGTCAACTCGCAAGAATGAGCATTCTACTGGGATATCCTGGGTCTTCAGACTATGAAGTACTAATTGACTATCTAAACCACTGCTTAGACATAGCATCAATTTATCAGATGCAATTTCTCTTGCGCGCCTGTCAAATTCTTCTCTATAGTTACCTATCTCTCTACTACAACTAGTAATATCTATGTAGAATTTTGAATCTTCAAATCCGTATATCATGCTTATCCAAAAATGCTCTGCAATCCTCGCTCTTTGTTAAAGAGTCTGCCTATTAACAGGTCCAGGTCGATAAAAAATATTTTATAATTCTCTTTGCCAAAAAGAAAGAATGTCATTAGCGGTATTATAAGCACGACGGTCTCTAAAGCACGTAATCATCACCGGATCATTACAAAATTGTACATGTGATTCTTTATCTTTCCAAACGGACGTTCTTGTTTGTATGAATCCATCATCTGATACTGTTACCGTGCATGATTCCCGTAATCCAGTAGCATCATATGTATCTGCTATATATTGCGTGATTTCTTCTGGCCAATCCCAAAAAGATAAATCTAGTTCGGGTCTGAATGTAATTCTACTATACTTATAACTCATTTGTAGGTCTCCTTATAACTATTTATACTAACTAGGAAACTTGCGTTGATATTCACGTATTATATCTTTAAGGAACTTCTCACCATATGGATATGGCTCCGATGCTTCCTTTACAAATTCTTCCTTCATTTTAGGATCAGTCAAGTATTCTTCGACGGTTGTTCTCCAAAATGATATTACCGCAGGGTCTGAGTTCTTTGGCAAGATTAAACAATATCCTCCATAATCTACAAAGTTCGGGTATAGTTTAGTCAATACCGTAATGTTTGGATGGTCAACTAATTTAGAAGTTGTTGCTATTAATTTTAACTTTTTAGAAGCTATATGGTCTTTCACTACCGCATAGGGTACAATAGCGATATCAATGTGACTACCTAGTAAATCATTAATAACAGGACCTGCTCCCTTATAAGGAACAACAACTGGGTTTATTTTCGGTTTAACAACTGATAGTAAGTAATCAACTTGAATTTTTTGATTAGCACTACCTTGTGCAAATTTAAAGTCTGTTCCGGATCTAGCCTTATTAACAAAATCATCATAGTCAGTGATATTTGTTTTTTGGCTAGCTACCATTACAGCCGCATATTTTCGTGTTGCAGAGATTAGCTCAAACTCTAAGTTTTTGTTCTTTTCCAATACAGAAGCTAATAATCCAATAGTATTGAATCCAATCACACTTCCGTCTTTTGGCGAGTTTGCAATATCTATTGAACCAATCAATGATTCTGCACCCGGTTTGTGTAGTAGTGCTAAATTAATATTTTTCTTTTCTGCTAGATATTTTTCAAAATGTCGTACAGATAAATCTAATCCTCCACCGGGTGCGATAGTAACAATTGCTTGAATTGTCTTTTGTTCTGCATGTGAAAATAATGATAGTGTTGTTAATAATGTAAGTAATATTTTTTTAAACATGTGTGTCATTTAGTGTGGTTACTGCATAGCCGGGAGATACTGCCCCGACTAATGATTTGATAGTAGTTCCGTGATAATCTTCTGTGAGTATATATCTATCGTTTAATAATGCTAACCGTTGATTTACGTTATCTAAGAACATATCCTTAGTTCTACTAAGCTCATTTTGTTCAAAGAACCAATTAAACTTATCTAATCGGGCTTGACTACCGGGCTTAGTAGATTGAAATCTGTTGTCCCATGTGTGTCCGTATATTATACCTTTAGATATCATTCCTTGTGTTTCAGTTTGTATGCCAACAGAAAGTGTATCTGGTTTTCTATCTTTTTTAGGTAGCACAAGAAACTTTCTATCGTTTATATTTACTTTATAGTGCATAGCAGTTTGATATGCCATTTCAAATGGCAGTAATGGCATATCAAATGACCAATAAAAATTCTCAGCCCCATATGGATTAATTCTGCTTTTAACTGAAGTCAATAGTGCATTGTCAGTAAAAAACATTTCAATTGTATTACCATTAAGTTTTAGTAATGGTTTATTAGCTCCATATATGTTTGCTACTGTTTTTCCAGACTCAATGAGTGGTCTTTCTGAATCGCTTACTTTACTATTTAATAACAACCCTGCATGAAATGAGTTGCTATCAATTTCTTCAAACATACCATCAACATCAAACTTATCAGGGTCTCCTATAAAGTCTTTAATAGTAATTTTAATTTCAGGTCTATTGTTTTTTAGCCAATCTAAATTAGGTTTTACACAGTAATCCCATTCACTCCAATAGTTATTAGCAGACACATCCGTTGTGTTTGGAGTATAGAATTTACCATTCATTAATGGCTTTGGCCATTTAACACAAACTTCATCTAGTTTAATATTGTTATCAATGAATGTTCTTAAAATATTGTGACTATCTGCACCGCCGGAGTAGTAGAGTATAAGATAATCATAATTGTCACGTAACTGTTGTGCTCGATATTTATATAAAAAAGGAAGACTATATTTGCCTAACTTGGATCTATCAAAATCTTTCCACACTGTTGGGTGATACCAAAAATAAACTTTTTGATTAGTTTCAGATGCAAATTTGTATGCATCATAGCTAACATAAAAAATTTTATCTCCTACTACCCATGACCCATATTTATTAAGCATCCAAAATTTCTCTATACATTAATGAATAATCGTGTGCTATTTTATAGCCTATTTTTGGGCCAGCGTGTTCTGTCATTTGTTTATTACTATGCAATATAGTAGAATAAACTTTTTTACGATTTTGTGATTTAGCAATTATGTCTACACAATTATGCAATTGTTTATGTATTCCGTGACCGCGATGTTCATTATGCACGTAAGCCAATCTAATAAACAATGAGTCATCATAAGATGCACTATGATAGAATATACCAGCTATGATTTCATTACCCTTTTTTAGCAGTGTTCCACCGTCAACAGAATATGGCTGCGGTCTATTCAAATAATCCCCTGTGTCTACCCGATACAATTGAAACATTTTTTCGTATTCAGATATTAAAGTAGGTGTAGAATGACTATACATAACAAAATCATAATCTAAATATTTTTCAGAAGTAGCTATATTCACACCCGGTTCTTCAATTACTTTATCTCCGTTGTCTTTAAATTCAGCGTTAATTGAAACAAATCTAGCATCTTCTCCGTACATCCACTCGCTGTAATCTTTGTGTGTGGATCTAGAATTTTCTAAAAAGTCAACAAGATCCCAATAAGGAACTGATACCTTTGTTTCTTTAATCATACACGAATCTTTGAACCATATGGGATATGATTCATATCCACTTAATTTACCATACCATATGATATCATTTTTAAAATGTTTGGCTTTCATCATTCCTTTGCCGTAGTAATTCCAATAATTACCCGGCTTTAAAATAGAACCAGATGAGAACGATAATTTGTTTTCGTGGTAATATTGAATTGAGTTGCAAAATGACTTTACAATATCATCGGTGTAATAACTTGCAATTGTTTCCGGACTGTATGGGAAGTCAATAACCGGTCTACTTTTGCTCATCATTCTAAAACGTTGTTGCATTGTTTCAAAATAGTTACAGTAGATTGACATTTTTTGACTACTGCTGCCTATGATTTCTGGATCGTTGGCGCCCTGAGTAATAATAGGATAATCTCCGTCTAGTTGTTGACTAAGCCACTCAAATGGGTAATGAAACATTGAGAACGGGTGTTCGGTTTTGCTACGTGCAATCCATTCTTCTTTATGTTCATCTAAATTAATATCAACTACTCTAACTTTAAATCCAAAGAATTTCTCACATTCACGGACATGTGCTAATTCAACATCACTATGACCGACTGAGTTTAGAAAAATATATTCTGCATCAACCCCCATATCTAAGAACGTTCTGGCTATAACTTGACTATCAACGCCGGAACTGAATAACACATATACTTGCCCGTATGTGTTTTTAATCGTTACTGCATCATTGTTAGCTTCCGTGCGGAAATCAGAAAAATTTCTGTCCGGAGCTTGATATCGGACAATACACTTCTGCCCTTCTAATCGGTATTCTAAACCTTGTTTCATTGACATATTTATATGTATTCCGATGGTGCTGAAATCTTATTTAGATAATCAGTAACTTCATTTATATTCTCAATTGTTATTACCTCTTTTGCATTTTGGACAACATATTTAGTGCTAGGTTTCCACCAACTAGTTTCAGGTAAAGTTAACATATCTTCATAGTAAATTTCTATTGGGTTAAATCTGATACGAATCATATCCATTTTATTATAATACTCTTTCATTATTTGCAGTGCATCATCAATCGAATGAGTAGGTATGACTATGTTCTTTTTGGTTATTGTATTGTGAAACTCTAATGTATTGAGTGCTATTAACAAACTCCAAAAGGTGTCACGTTTGTTTTTTCTTTCCAAAAACACATACTGTAAATCTCGTTGTTCAAAGAATTTACACAACGGTTCAGTCAGTAAATGTAGATGAGTTTTTACCGAAACAGCTTTATGCCTCTCTACAAATTTATCAAACAATTCAAATCTATATTCTAAATCATTGTTTGCAGTATTAGAGTAGTTATATTTTATTCCAGTATCCATGTCAACTTGTTTAATACCACAGTACATAGTAAACAATTCACTAAGATTAAAATGTGGCAAACTATCCTGTATCCAAGTACTCCCACTTCTTGGATGACTCAATATGATTACTGATTTGTTAGTATCTAAATTAAATGCCATGGATCGTTTAAAAATCTAAAACTGATAGTGATGCGTGGTTCGGTAGTAGCGTTGCTTATTCCATGCGGGACAGTGTTGTTCATTAACACCGGTCTGTCAAGAACGTATCTATCTATTTCTTCTAACTCTGATTCTGAGTAAAATATATAAGACCCTTCAGTTGGATCAGGTAGAGGTATATAGTGTTTAGGACCATTAAGATATCTGTAAAACACTACTGAAGTTTCTAAATAGTTTTTGATTCCGACATTAAGACTTAAACAACCGGTAGTATCACCGCCACTAGCAGGTGGTTCAATGTTTCTATCTACATGTGCGTCAGTTTCTATTGCACCGGGATGAACTACTATGTAACATACCTTTTTTAAGTTGTTGTATAGATTATTTTCAGTAAAATATTCAACCGTGTGGTTACATTCGGTAAAAAACTTAGTCATGTCAACGCTCCATAGTCCTGTAGGTTTACCTTCACAATATGGTAGTATGAATTCAGTTAGTTCTTGTTGTATTTCTTTTAACTTAGGTACTTCAATTTTTTTGTAAGTAATGTAGTTCATTTTATTAAATGTTGTATATCCTCAGTACCGTTGATAGAAATCATAAAAGTATATCTATCGTTCTTACTAAAGTTCATTACCGCATGCTTATAACCAGTGTTTAAAAAATATGCATGTCCTGGTTTAAACATGACTGATTCAATATTGTTCTTCACCCAAAAAACATTTACACAATCTGGGTCTGCAAAGATAGGTATTATAATTCTAACAGCGTAACTAGGATCATAATCTATATGCGGTGCAATATTACTACCTGATTCAAGTTTAACCAAACGTATTCTTGTGGGACTACCTTTAAATTTTGCAAGTACCTTATCAAAAATATGTGCATATCTTTTATAGATATCTGTTTTAGATGTATATGTAGATTCATTTAAAACGCTAGTATCATCTAATGCTAATGATTGTTTATGTCTATATCCATTCTTATACAAGTTGTCGTGAACAACCTCACACTCATCCATTGTAATATTTTTATTTTCTACTACGCTATCAGTCAAGCTAATTTGAAAAAAATTATCGTACACAGATTTCAACAAGTCATGGTGTACCCCACACAGTCCTTTATTAACTTCAAGTACTGATTTAAACTCACTGTTTAACTCACTAACGCAGTTCTGCAATTCCATTAGTAATTCTTCATCTAAAGATAAATGGTCTATTATACTATAGGTAGGCAACTGGTGTTTGAGTTTCATTTTACACTTAATAATTTGTGGAAATGACCGCCCCAATCACCCCAGTGTCTAAATGATGGGTTAGCTGGTTCTTCATGGTGATTCTTGTGCCATCCTTCTCCGCCAATCAAAAAGCCAAGTAGTGGTACATTACGTGGACCTTCATTGCTATGACAGAATACATTAATCATACTACCACCAAACCACATGAGAACGCCCGGGACAAGTAACAAAATCCAATACCATTGCCATGACAAGAATATCAATCCAGCTAGGTGTATAGGCCATAACACATGAAAGTAATACTTATGTTGAAATAGGTATAAGGGTTTTCTCAATAGATCAGGAACATACTTTACTATATCAGTGTCATTGTTAGATAGTTGCCAATATGCTTTCCATCTACCTATCCATTTAGGACTATGTGGGTCTTTTTCAGTATCACTATATCTATGATGTTTTCTATGCACTCCCGCCCAAGCAAGTGCAGATGAGGTAGCCCCTAACCATGACAATAAAATCAAAACTGTTTCTGCCAACGGATGAATTGTATTTCTGTGTGCAATTGTTCTATGAAATAGCATTGTCCCACACAAACCCACATACACTATCTGCGATATTACAATTGCAGGAATCGTCACGTACCATGGAAGCATAATCACGCCCAAAACAAAGAAGAAGTGGGTATATACCTGAGTTAGTAGAAGTTGTTGTTTGTATGTCATATTGTTATTTAGTTACAATTTCATAGTTAGCAACCATTGTTTTACCCCGTTAAACATCACAGGTTCAGTGGACGCTATAAAAGTATGATTTGGAAAAGCTCTGGGTAGTAAGTATCGTTGATTTATCTCAAAGAGTTTATAGTTATAATCGTTAAAGGATATAATTACACTATGACAGTTAAGTTCTTTGGCTCGCTGAATTTGATATGATGTATTATGAATATGTGTATATGATTTTACTCCCAATCCTTTATGTCTGTTGTCGGCATTAGAGAACCCACGAAATACTGCTTGATACACTTTGTTACCTTCAAACTCTCTAATCATTCCACCTGTTGCTGTCCAAAATTTATTATTGACATATAAAAGTTGGTATGTATCAAGCATATCATTGTTTATTAGATTTAGTAAACTCCATGGATGCAGGGAGCTATAGTTTTCAGGTATATTTTCCCCAAATTTTTCAATTAATACCGACTTCAATTTTTCAGTAAACTCACTTTTATTTTCTTTAGTGAGAACCAGCATTTCTACTTTATCCATATTAAAATTTTAAATCAGTATGTTTCTTTAATAATTCTATTGCTCTAGCTCTTTCAAATGAATGGCCATTAGTAAATATTTTTAATTCATTAACTGTTTTATTTTCTATGTCATCGTCTGAAATACCCATATGCCACGCTGTTGGTACCTGCCAGCCGCCGGGTCGTCTTTTTATATTAGATAGGTTAGTTAATGTACGTCCCAATTTATACGCAGTTGGCATATCCATGAATTTATTTTTCCAATTAATAAAATACCCAGGTGCGCCCGGAATCAGTTGTGTTTTAGATTGAATTTCATATCCAAATTTTTCAGGATTATTATCTATTTCACTAGCACCTTTACCATACTTATCAACATACATACCGAGCCCAGTGAAGTGCCAACTAACACAAAATTCATCTTGATTTTTTATCATATATGATAGTGTATTGTATTGGTTCTCAACAGAGTCACCCGGTAATCCTACAATAAAACTAGCCTCTAATTTTACATTAGTACGTTGTCTAAAAAGCCTAACAGCATCTGCAACTCTTTCAAAATCCATGCCCTTCTTTACTGCTTTTCTAGATTCATTGTTCATGCTTTCCATACCTAAAAACCCCCCGGTCACACCTAACGCCTTCATTTTATCAATCATTTCAGGTTTAGTTGCCAGCAGTTCAGGCTTAATATATGACATAAATTTAAAATCCGGTAACTTTGCTATATCAATTGCTCGGTGCAGTCTATCTAGTTTTTCCATACTATCATTAAAGGTGTCATCCATTAAAACGTATCTTGTCGTACCAAACAGTTCATAATTGCGTCTTAATTCTCTAGCTAAACTTTCAGGTGTTCTTTGATAACTATCATAATCTTTTGCACCTTGAAAGGGGTGACTACAAAATGAACATCTAAATATACATCCACGTCCTACTTCTAATGGCACTGGTTGATAAGATAAGAAATTATCTTCTAGCTCAAGTACAGTTTCAATTTCATCCGGGTTCATAATTTTATGATTAATATCACTCTGTACTATTTTCTTATTATTATCAGTATCTAAAAAATATTTTAATCCATGATTTGGTTTACCACTGAATAAGTCTAATAGTTTAGTATAAGATATATCACTAAAACCCACTAGGACCCAGTCACAATTTCTATATATAATTTGAGAACCTTTGACCCACGGGCCGCCTGGTCCACCACATACAAATTTTACATGCGGATATTTAACACGCAAGTCATGGAAAAACTTATCATTAATCCAATTAATATCACTGAGGTTATATGCATCTATCCATGCAATACTAAAACCTAACATTAATGTTTTTTCAGTTACTACACTTTCTAATAATGTTCCTAATTCTTCCCAAGACATTGAAGGTGCTGTATCTATAACAAAAGTTTCATACCCGTGTTTTCGTCCTTCTGTTCTTAACCTATAGCCGGCTAATATTCTACCACCTAGTAATTGTTTATTACCTCCTATAAAAATTGCATCATATTCCATACTTATTTGTTCTTTCTATTAATTTAAAATATTCATGGTTACTTGACCCCCACCATTTATCTTTCCAACTATTTACTAATTGAATGTCAGGATGATTGAATATAGGACTTTGTTCTACTATCTCGTATCCATGTTTCTTTACACGTTGTTCTAACTTAAATCTATTTTGATTATTGTATACATGAACTTTACTTGAATATGATCCTGTCTTACCGGGTATCTCATTTCTTGCTAATGACAACATTGTGGGGTCTGTAAGGAATGCAAAATATTGTTCAGATGTATAACTTAAAAAGAAAGGAGTTCCGTATATATTGTTTCTTTTAAAAAATTCAAATTGAGCGTAGACTGGTTCTATTTCGTCTACATACCATTTGTTATCGTTATGTAGAAACAGGTGTGGATCGGAATCACCTGTAATTACAGTACCGTCAATCTGAGTAGTAAGCCACAAATTACTAGGAAGTTGATATGCGGCTATTTTATATTCTGTTGCAATTTTTAAAAATTCACCTGATTCAACAAATTTGTCATAATCTAAATCAATAATTACAGGTGTAATACTATTTTCATCACAGTATTTATATGCATATTGAATTTCATGGTGATTATATTGTGTACGCATTATCACAGGCGTGATCGGCATACCCAATGATTTAAACACGGATAGTACATATTCACTATCAAGACCACCACTATAACACAAAAACAAGTTACCTTGTTTCCGTGACCATACTATTTCTGCTACATTAACTGTTTCTTCATAATAAGATTTAATGGACCTACTTGGATTAGATATTTCAACTTTCCAAGTAGGTCCATTACCACTAGTTTTTAGGTAGTTATCGTATAATAACATTAGGGTGCTATTTTACCTATTGCAGTAACAACTGCGGCAATACGACCAACAGACATTAACTCTTGCGTAGTCATGCCTTCTTTCTTTAGTGTATCATAATGTGCTTTGACGCAAAAATGACATTTACCAACAATACTTGCGGCTAATGAATACATTTCGAATTTCTTCTTTGATACACCACCATGAGTAGCATATGCATTCATACGCAATCCTGCAGGTAAACCCTTCATTGATTCATCGCCTGCCATTTCAACAAATGGGTACCAGACATTGTTTTGACCCATCAAGCTAGCGGCAGTCTTTGCGGCTTCACGTTCTTCTGCGCCCATTAACGGGCCGTTCATTTGAATTTCAAACGCTAGTTCTCCGTTACCTGCGGCAATAGCGGCTGCTAATGCACATGCATGTGCATCAACTAAATCTAAACCACTGCGATTAATAACCGCATCTATATTCAACTTAATGTCTTTAGAATGATCCGGGATAGATTCTTTGATGTTTGCAACCCAGTCGCCACCGATTGTGATTGGATTGATTTCGTTCATAGTGTTGCACCACCGATAGCACGATTACATGGGCATAGTTCACCAGTTTGTAATGCGTCCAATACACGCAATGTTTCTTCTGGACTACGACCAACATCTAAGTTGTTAACAGTAATGTGTTGAATAACATTTTGCGGGTCAACAATAAATGTTGCACGTAATGCCGCACCTGCGGGAGCATAGAATACACCTAATTGATTAATCAAACTACGCTCATCACGTGCTGTATCAGCAAATTGATTATGATTAATCTTGGCTAAGTCTGGATGTGCTTTTTGCCAAGCTACTTTACAGAACTCATTGTCTGTGCTACCAGTGAGCAATACTGCATCACGGTCAGCAAAATCACTTGCTAGTTTGTCGTATGCTACGATTTCTGTAGGGCAAACGAATGTAAAGTCTTTTGGATAGTAAACGATAATTTTCCATTTACCAGCAAAGCTTTCTTCTGTAATTGGGAAGAATGCATCTTCTGGCTGTCCTGGCTTAACACCTGTTACTGCAAATTTTTCTAACTTATCGCCAACTGTTTTCATATTTTTCTCCTATGTTAAATGAAATTTTTATTTGTTTTCTTTTGCTACTAGTTGGTCTACTAATGGCTTATAAAATTTTAATTGATCTTTATAAAACTTAGCAAATTGTTGCTGAGTCATAATACGTTCTTTGTATGATTGTGATGCTAGTTTAGTTTTTACATCCTCATCATTCAATGCATTGTTAAATGCAGTATGATATTTTTTGACTAATTCTGGATTAGTGCCTGGTGGCGCAAAGATTCCAAACCAGTAATAACTACTCCACTTGTTTACTTCATGTATAGTTCCTACGTTGGGAAAATCTTTGTTACGCTCATCTGTAAGCATAGTAATGATTTTAAGTTTACCGTCTTTAGCTAATTCTTTGACAGGAGGTAATGAGTTAAGACCTAGTGGTATATGTCCACCGACCAAATCAACTGCTAATGGCACATCACCTTTATAATTAACGATAGTGGGTGTTGCACCTGCGAATGCAAAGATAGCATTAGCTTGCATAACACTTAGTTTACCAAAGCTACCGATTTGATATTTGTTAGGATCTTTTTTGATTAACTCTACTAACTCTTTAAAGTTATTTGCAGGAACATTGTTACTAGCAGTAATGACTGGGGGCAATGTTGCTAAGAATGCGACTGGAACAAATGTATCTTCATTGAATTGTAGACCAGGGAATTTGAATAAGGGAAGCAATACAGTGTCACTAATTGCGCCCAAGAATAAAGTTTTTCCGTCTGGGTTAGCTGTAGCTACGAAGTTTGCACCAATACTACGTTCAGCTCCTGGCCTGTTAGAGATAATCATAGGGATACCTTGCCTTGTCATATTTTCGACAATTGCACGGGCTAATACATCGGTTCCGCCGCCCGGTGCTACCGGAACTACTAATGTTACTATATCATTAGCGTAACTAGTTAAGGCGTAAAATGCCATTATAATGGCAGCTAAAAGTTTTTTCATGTTTTCCTTGTGTGTATTGTGTGTGATTATAACATACGCACTATTATTTATGCAACAAAAAAGGTAAATTAATCCTCAGAAGGTCTAATACCGTTACTGTGTTTATCAGTAATCTTTTCAGTATCTTGGAACAAACGTTTCTCTTGTGCTGTCAGTTTGTCTTTATGAGTTTTGCGAGGGTTACCGCACAGATAGCAATCAGGGTTGCCACAATCCATGACATGGTGTTTTGCTAAACGGTGCGGTTCTTTGATTGCTTTATCTTTGTTAGTAAGTCCATGTGCTTTTGCAATTTTAACTTGTCGTGCGATTGCTACATCGTTTTTATGACGGCGGCGGCTATTTAAAAATTTTGCGGTTTCGTTGCTCATATTATTATTTCTCAATAAAAGTATCAATACAATATTGTGTTTTGTCTCTCCAATTAATCATAGTTTCTTTTGAAAATTGTTGAGAATCAATATTTGTAAATATACTTAGCTTAGTAATCAACTCATCTATATTTCCTTTAAAAAGTTCTTTCCAAGAAACGCAGAGGATGTTCTGAAATGATTGTTTGTTTGGATATTCACGTAATTGTTTGTAAAACCAAGATTTAAAAATTGATTTATTTTCTGAAAGGTTCGATGCATCTGTATATTGCCTACTAGCGTCTACATACCATTTACCTAAATACACGCAACTTAACTCATCTATGTCATCTGTATCAAAAGTAATAGTTATTGCTTTAGCAAAATAATTACTTATCAGTGCTAAATCAAATATATGCACAGGGTAATAATATGGCTTTATTGCTCCCTCAGCTATTGATAACTCCGAAATCATCTTTATTTTATCAAGTTCAGGAATATCAAGTATTTTGTCTAATTCAAGTGAATCTTCAGGAAGGTCTAATAAGCCGTTATGGGCATTTCCATATTTGCTTAAACGGAGGAGACTGTTGCTATTTGTTTTAGCACTTACTATAAGGTGACATAAAAAATATCCCCCTGTGCCTCCAAAATATGCTATTGGTATAATATCTTCATTGGGCAACATGTCGCTGTTTATAATCGTTTACTGCGGCTTTGATGGCGTCTTCCGCAAGGATTGAGCAATGGATTTTGACTGGGGGGAGTGCAAGTTCCTCTGCGATTTGAGAGTTTCGGAGCTCGGCAGCTTGGTCAAGTGTTTTCCCCTTGACCCATTCAGTGACAAGACTTGAGCTAGCAATAGCCGACCCGCACCCATATGTTTTAAATTTGGCATCTGTGATTACCCCTGTTAGTTTGTCTACTTTAATTTGTAGTTTCATTACGTCCCCGCATGCCGGGGCTCCAACCATACCTGTACCTACATCGTCATCGTCTTTTGCAAAACTCCCAACGTTTCGTGGGTTTTCATAGTGGTCTACTACTTGTGCGCTATAAGCCATGTGTTAGTCTCCTGTATTGTATTTAGTATGCTTCAGGTTCTTGATCTATTACTATCCAACCTAATTTCAATAAATCTTCTCGTATCTCATCAGTTACAACACCCTCAGATACAAACTTTTTACCTTGTATATAGTGTTCTTGTTGTTCTTTAGTTAGTGCTTGGAATTCATCATCATCTAGTATCTTGGCATCTCTAATACCAGTACAGTACCAATCAATGTAATCGCCCTTCTCTTGCATGTCTGCAATGATACCACCTGCGTGTCTCCAACTACAATGCCAACGTTTCTCAGTTAGTATAGGGATAACATCGTTCTTAGTGAAGTCATTATTACACATTGCGGCATATAAGTTTTGTGCATACACATCACTTGCTTTTACTTTGTCAATAATCCATTGAGTACTGCGTAAGTCGTACTCCATGTTATCTTTTTGCCATTCAGGGTCTACTAGCTTTTCTTTATCTTGTTGTTGATAGGATTTGTAAAGATTCAAGTAATCTTCACTAGGTTCTTTACCTTCTTCTTCACATCGTTTGATATACGCCTCTGCTTGAAAAGTATGACGTTCTGGACTACTGCTTATCATCTTCTACCTCTAACCATGTATGATCGCCCATATACTTTACTTGGGAGATATATGTATAATCTAACGGCACACCGGTGTTCCAATCTAGTGGGCCAGTTAGTACTAACAACATTTTTTCTTTTCTTTTTTCCCATACTAACCAATAACAATTGCCCATAACTAATTGAAATTGAAATTCTGCCGCATGCACTGCATCAGTTATTTCTAATCTTCGTTTGATCTGCTGTGCTTGCTTTTCTAATACTGACACTAACTCCATGATCCTATCATATTCTTGCTGGGCATACATCCTAGCATGATTAATCATCAAATCTTTTTGTTTAGTAACAGGCACTAAATCAAACTTAGGGCCGCTACTTTCAGTTGCGTATGGTGTAACATTTCTATTGAAAAAAGTAATGATTGAACCAGTGCTAGTAGAATCATAACTACTTACACCATTTGCTGAATTTGGTTTATCAAGCATCTTCTAACTTAGGTTTAACTTTTTGTTTCTTTTTTTCTTTAGAATAAAAGATATGATTACCGATCTTCTTTACCTGTTGATAAGGCCACGAAGGCTGAACTGCTAGATTATGAAAGAATAGTGTAGACTTTGGCACAACATCTTCATAAGCGTTGTATGCCATAACATCATATGCTATTTCTTTTGCTTGTAGATAACTTGGACTGTTTTTGTTTGGTTCACCTTTGTTTGCACACACCCAACTGAACTGGCATAGTTTGGCTTTATATGAATCGCCGTATTCATTTTCTTTGTCAACATAAGTTGCTTGATAGATAACATTACATGGATTAGAGCCAAAGCCATGACTAACACGATTCATTACTACTCTTGCTACTGCGGCTTGTCCGTTAAACGGTTCACCTTTTGCTTCATAGTATATATTCTTTGCCATGCAGGCAAGTTGTTTTGGATCTACTGCTTTTGCTACTTTAGCAACTTCAGCAACAGGTTCAGGTGTGCTATCGAATAAGAAATATCTTTCTTCTGTATTAGTAAGATATAAGCCAACTACTAGAACTAGTAAGCCGGCGACTATCCTTAAAAATTTAATTTTATCGCTCATAGGAAAAATCCTTTCGTTTATGCGAGATTCCAGCAGTCACAGTTACAACGAATAACTTCGTCAATTGCTTCATTAACTGTGTATGTGCTAGGCATTAAAGTTGCTGATGTATACCATGAATTTAAGTTCGGTGGTATCAAGTCTGAGTAAGGGGATCCGGCAAATGATCCCGGCGTGTTTGGAATTCCAGTGTCGATCGGGACACCATCTATGACATATTCTCCAGTACCCACATTGACATTTCCAGGTGGTTGAGGTACTATATCTGCACCATCACGAATAACGATAGGGGTAGATGGAGTAGTTGTTACTGGAACAAAAGGTGTTGTTGGATTTGCAGTAGTAGAACCACTAGGTATATTTGGGTTAGCGGTCCCAGTTGGCAACGTTCCGTTTGCTATTAACACTTTTTGTTGTTCGTAGGGTAGTCTATCAATTATGTTATTATCTAACGAAACGCCTAGTGCTGTCAAGCGACTTTGGTTACGATTCTCTCTCATCATACCCACAATACTCTGCCCACCTATTGTGTCCCAATTTGAAATATTTTCCAAAGTTTGGGCATACATATGTGGTTCTGTGTCTTTACCATATTGTGGAATAGAATCAACAAATGTGTAAATTGTAGTTGGGTAAAGCGATAAGAAATTTTCTCTAGGATTAGATAATGGTGGTCTTAATCCTTCTTGTCTAGCTCGTTGTTCAATTGTTAACTGTGTACCAGTTGAGTTCCAATAGTCATTTAACTTTTGGCAACTTGCTCTGTTATTAGTATTGATACTATCGATCTCTGCATTTGCTTGACCAATATAACCTGTGATAGGTGTGTTCATGCCCGGACTAGATCCGCCGGCTGGCCAGTACCAAGTACCTTCAGACTTTGTACCTTTGTATGATATAGCAAATCCAGGAGTATTTTGCCCGTCAGTAGAAAAGTCACCATTGGGTTGTACGGGTAACATTTGAATAGGTGGTGCTTCAATTGTGATAATTTCTTCTGGCATATTAGCACGAACCCATGCATCATCCTTAGGTGGATAAAATGGAGGTGTTGTATTTGGATATATAGTAGGTGCCCAATTATCTTGTACAGTGTGCGCCCATAAATAAGAGCCGCCAAAGTTATCAGAAGTCGATACTCTACCAAACATACCGGGGATATCATTATCATCTCTGCCCACACTTGACACACTTGATGCACCTACATTATTTGGTGCTATAGTAACAATCGGGTTTGGTGCGGTGCCCCGACCATAGCCTCCACCAGAGACAGCTAAATTAAATGTAATTCTATAGTACCAATCATATTCTTCAGCAGAACCCGGATGTGACCAATATACCGGCGAGTCAGTCGGAGGAAATGAGTATGGTGTATCATCATAAGGTACAGGTGGATCCGGCTCCGGATCCGGCGGGGTAGGATTATAATTAGGATTAGGTGGATTCGCGGCCGCTGTAGGTGGCACATATGGTTTAGTAATTACATACCAATATGGTTGTTGAATGCTGAACTTAGCACGTTGTTCTGTTACTGCAAGGTATGTTTCATGGTATATGTTAAACAATTTGCGTGTTGCTAATTGTTTTAGTTTATTATATATACCTTCAAACCCGCATTCAGGTAATAGTGGTCCCAAGTATGAACGACCATTATAAGGCAATCCACTCATACAACCAAAGAAGTCACTCATTGTATAAGAACCTTGGGGACCACTGCCTAAAGCAATTTTAGGTCTACCAGCAGTACGTAGTGGTAAATTAGTAGGAACTAAGTTATTACTATTAGCGTTAGTATTCAATCCTACCATGGTTTCCATAGTAGTTACAACTTGGGCAAACTTTTCAATTTGCACTTCTTGTATATTTTGTATCTGTTGCATTGCCGCACTGAATGCGCCGGCAGCTACAGCTATATCAGATGGGATTATTCCTGTTAAATATGACCCATATCCTTTTGACGGTTGTTGTATTTCTGCCATATTATCTTACCTGATTATTAAAAGTATCATACACTCTACCACTACCATCTTGATTAGTAGCAGTACTTCTACCCGGAGCTGTTGTTGTCTGTGTAATATTATTTAACTCTGTCAAATTGTCAGTTGTCGCTGATGCCGCCGATACTATATCATTGATTAACGGAGTACCAACTGGAGTTTGAGTGCCAATTTGATTCAGTACTTGTGTACTTGTTAAATCTGAATTCACTGTGCCAGATGAGTTATAGATCGGGAATGCTATCTTACTGTTCTGTGCTCCATTCTGTGTTCCAGTATTGTATAACTGAACTGTCAATGTCTTATAACTAGTAGGGAACATCTTTGCAGGGTTTAACAAGTCTGCCAATGAGCTTAATCCAGCAGTCTTACAATTCAATGGAACTAACACTTCATTTAATGTGTCACCCACTGTAATATAGTATGCGGCATATAATTTTCGTTCTTGGTCATTTGTAGGTTGCGATACATTTGAAATAATCGCACCCAATTCATCTACTGGTATACCTGCTGATATGATTGCTAAACTTAGATTCTTAGTTAATGCATTGTATTTTACTAATGTCTTTAACAAGTTCGATGGCAATCCATATGTAGCAATAGTAGATAAATCAATCGCTTTACCTAATGCTATTAAATCTTGTCCAAATGCTTTTGTTGCTAAACTTACGTTAGTGATATCACCTGTAATAAGGTCATTCATATTACTGTATGTACCTTCTAAGAAGTCTTTGCTGTTATCTACACTAAGAATAGCATTGTTAGAATAACCAATAAAGCCATATGCACTTTGCCATTGCTGTACAAAATCTCTATAACCAGCTGGGTTTAGACTATCACCTCGTTCTAGTGTAGAATTGTAATTAAACTCCATCCATGCTTGTAGAGCAAACAATCTTAAATATGCCCACTGAGTTGCAGGATTTGGATCAGGTCCTTCTAAGTTATTTTTATATGTAGACCCGCCCCATCCTTTAGTATCACCTAAGTTAAATGTACCAGTTCCAAATCTACCTATCAATTCTTCCCATGTATACACCATTGACTTAGCATTACCTAATCCTGGTACTTGTGTATCAATTACAAATGAGCCCGGGGTAGTTGCAGTGCCATACGATGCAGTTGAGTATACTCTGAATCTACCAGATGATCCACTTTCAATTAACCAATTTCCATTGTATCCACCTGGAGTTGCACCATCGATTCTTACATACGATCCGGGAGTAAGTGCAAACGTTTGATTATACACCACATCGAAATAAAATTGTTCAGTGCCTGAAATTACTCCAGATGTAATGCTTGTTATAGGTATAGAACGTGTGCCTCCACCTATACTAATCAAATTGTTATATACACTCGTATAGGGTATACCATCTGGGTTTCCACCATATCCTTCATGTATAGCATGTGTTATAACACGCAACACTGTTTCTTGTACTAATCTACCAAAAGTATAACTAGGAAAGGTGCGTGATGTTCCTGCCCACGAAACAAACTTAGAGTTAATTTGTAAACCCTGTATGTTTAATAGTGCATTAAGACTATTAACACCTAATGGACTTTGTTTTCCTGTATCGCTCATGGTACAAACACATCAGGACTTCCCTGTGCCATATGATGACCACAGCTATTACCTGACCCTACTCTAGCTACTGCTATGCCGTCAGCGAATACAGTAGGACTACCTTCAGTTACAGTAGCACTATTATGAGGTCCTTTAAAAGGGGCATGTGGGCTGATCTTGCTGCCTTGCTGTCCTACTAATATTCCATTAGCAAAGACTGACCTGGCTCCTGCAACGATTGCGCCCTTCATCTCATTTGTATCACCTATACGGCATATTTGTGGCATTAATTATCCTAATACTATTTTTTTATCTGGCACTTTAATACCAGTTGTTGCTTCTAAATACTTCATTCTGACACTATCGTCAGTTTCAGCATAAAGAGCAATACTACTAGTATTTAGCTTGAATTCAGCCTTCGGATTTGCAGTAAATACGCTAGGGATCATTTGCATACCCTGTTGTGTAGGTGCAATAGAGACTGGTTCTTCGATAACAATGAAGTCTCCACCTGCTTGTATAACTTTAGCGATTAGTTCTTCACCTGAGTTAAGTTTGAATGTGAATACTTTGTTTGGTTCTAGTGCGATTTGCATTAATTACTTTCTGTTAATTTTTGTTTAAGTTCGGTGAATCCACCGATCAGTACGCCATCTAAAATGATTTGCGGTACTGTTCTTGCTGTTGGGATTGCTTCAAGCAATTCTTCTCTAGTATATCCATCTCCGATCTTACGTTCTTCAAACGCAATACCTTTTTGTGTTAATAGTGCCTTTGCTTGATCGCAATAAGGACAATGATACTTACTCCATACGATTGCTGTCATTTTATTTCCTTTTTAAATATTTGGTAATTCTTCGTAATCAATACTATCAGTCATCACACCAATGACATAGTTAGTTGATTCGTTTTCTTGTAATGCTGTTTGCTTTTTACTTGTATCACTGTGTTTATTGAACCAAGGGATAGGAGTTGATTTTGGTGCAGGATTATTGTATCGTATTCCAATTGCTTTCAATGCATCATGTGCTGTATAATCAACAAAGTCTTTTAACACAGTTGCATTTAGTCCAATAACAGGACCCATCTTAAACAAATAGTCAGCCCAATCTTTTTCTTCTTTAATAACATCCATGTACAATTGATAGACTTCAGCTTCGCATTCTGATTTAACTTGTGCGAAACGACTATCTTCTTTGACTACTTGGTTGATAAGATAAGCAGTCCAGCCTTTATGGAGAAGTTCATCTTGGAGAATTAAACTGATAATATTGCCATTACCAATAAAGATTTTGTTCTCAACCATTGCTAAACTTGTAGCAAATGATACCATAAAGCGGAATGCTTCCAATGCGTAACTAGCATGTAATGCCATATATATTGCTCGGATGTGTTCTTTTTCATTCACATCTTCACCTAACTCTTTGCGGCAATTAACTCTGTGTAGTTCATCATAGTATCTACCTACACTACTTGCCATATCAACAATCTCTTTTGTATCGTGGATAGTATTGAATACATCCTTAGGTACATTGTAAATGTTACGAATGATGTGACTATAACTGCGACTATGAATGTTTGTTTCAAAGAATGACCAATTATAAATCAATGCTTCTAGTTCAGGCAACGACACAACTGGAGTGAATACTTGACTAGGTGCACGTCCTTGCAAACTATCTAATGCTGTTTGGCGTAGTAAGTTGCTAGTAAAGATGTGTCTTACTGCATCGCTTGCTTCTTTGAAATCGTTGGCATCTTTGGTTAGACTAACTTCTTCTGGGACCCAAAAGAAACCACGTGCTGTAGTTTCAAAGTCTGCAATCTTTTTATATTTTACTTCTTCAAATCTTTGAATGGTTACGGGACCTTCCGGGTCCAAAAACATTTTTCTATTCAAATAATCTGTTTTAGTGTTTAAGTTGTATTGTTGTTTGCTCATTTTTTTTAATTTTCTAGTGTATAATAATATTCAATTGGGTGCTCATGCTTTACTTTAGGAAAATCCCAATTCCATTTTCCTGTCGTTATTCTCTCATATATCAAGTCTGCTATTGCTATATTCATTTCAGGAGTGAAGTGACAAGCAATTACATCATACCTCTCGGTATATTTTTTAATATCATCCATATTGATACCAAATAACTTATATTGGTACACAAATAATTCAGTTAAACATTTAGTAGAATTTAACAAATCGTTCATAGAATCTGAAAAACAAGGGACAAGAATTGTATTAGGTGCTAATCGCAGAATGTCTGTTAACATCAAATTTTGTGCAGTTTTCATAAAGTCTGCATCATTTACTATATACCAATTAAGTAGATTATCAATATGTGTGATATCATCTTTTGACAATCTCTTATCTTTTTTAATAGATTCTAATGTAGGAACATTAGGTGCCCGATACTGGAGTTCATCTATAAAATAGTCAATACTTAGCTTAATTGGTTTAGTGTATCTATTTGGTTGCGTAACCAGCACAATATTAATGTCATAATTTTTATAATTTTGCAAAAAATTTTTATAAGAAAATATAAAAGGAGTGCCACTTGCAGAATAATTATCAACTATCTTTGCTTGCATTTTTCTAGCTAATATAGTAGTCCACCACCTTTCAATGTTTCTTACGCCTTTTTCTAATTTTATAAACCCGGAGTCGCCAAAACTATCACCATATATAGCCATGCGTAGGGTATTAGTATCTGACAGATGCACATGATATTTGCCGTTAGGATAAGACCCTCCCGTTCTACTAATAAAAGTACAATCTTCCATTATTATAACTTACAGCTTTCGCAATCTTCTTCGGCTAAATCATTAAAACCACTTGGCAAGTCTAACACTGTTTCATCTTGGCTCTTACTACCAGCTTTGTTAATCAAACTGTAGTAGAATGTCTTTAGTCCCCAATAGTGTGATTGCATCAAGTTCTTAGCAATCAATGTTGTTGGTACTTTTCTATCAGCAAAGTGAGCAGGGTTGTAGAATGTGTTAGTACTAATACTTTGGTCAACATAAGCCGCAATAACTGCCGCTGTCTTTAAGTAACCATCGCAATCTTTTTGTTCCCACATCATTTGATATTTGTTTTTCAACTTGTGATATTCGGGAACAACTTGAACAAAACTTCCTGCTTTACTTTCTTTAACACTAATTAAACTCATTGGCATTTCAATACCATTTGTAGAATTAATAACTACACTGCTAGATTCTACAGGAGCAACAGCCATTTGTGTAGCATTACGGACACCATAACTACGCATCATAGCACGAAGACCTTCCCAGTTAAGTTCAGGAGTAAAGTTTGCCAATTCATTAACACCTTTAGCACGTAGTTCCCAGGGAAATACACCCTGTCCATAACGTGTCTTGTCGCTGCCTTCACAACGACCGCGTTCCTTAGCTAGCTCTACACTGGCTTCAGTTAGATAAAATGCTTGGTGTTCCATCCAAGATTTAACATCTTGTAGTGCATCTTTATCGCCATACTTGAGACTGCGTTTGGCATGCCAGTACGCTAAGTTTGTTATGCCAATGCCTAGTGGGCGAATTTCGTCATTGCTTAATTTACTTTGAATACTTAAGAAGTCTTGATAATCAAGAATGTTGTTAAGGCTGCGGTGAAGAATACGGCAAGCTCTACGCATGTCTTCTGGATTTCTGAAAGCTCCCCAGTTGATGCTACCAAGTGTACATAAAGCGATACGACCATCGGGATCATCAAGACGTTTAAAAGACTTAGTAGGTAATAGGATTTCACAGCAAAGATTACTCTGATAAATTGTATGATAATCAGGATCGAATGGACCCTGATTCATTACATTGTCAATGAATACTAGATAGATACGTCCAGTATCGGTTCGTTCCTTGAGAATACCACTTTTGAAAACTTCCTCCGCAGCCATCGTTTTCTTACGGAGGCCGGGCGTCTTTTCATATTTAATGTAAAGTTCTTCAAACAAATTTGTATTTTGATAAAATGCTTCATATAAGTCAGGTACTTCATTAGGATCAAAGAATGTTATTTGTTCTTTGTTTTTAAATCGTCTCCAGAAGAAAGCACTAAGCACAACCCCATAATCCATATGACGGACTCGGGTTTCTTCTGTTCCTTGGTTGTTTTTAAGTACAATAAGATCATCAAACTGATGATGCCAAATGGGATAAAATACAGTAGCACTTGCATTACGAATACCTCCTTGACTGCATGAGCGTAGATCACCAAACCACTTCTTCAAGAATGGTATCATACCTGTGTGCATAATCTCACCACCACGGATGGGACTGCCCAATGGACGTAAGCGTCCGATCTCTAAACCAATGCCAGCACGTTTGCTAGCATACTTGGCCATCATTTCACCAGAAGCGAAAATACTATCCAAGTCATCATCACTCCTAATAAGTACGCACGAACTGAATTGCTTAGTAGGGGTACCGAGACCAGCAAGGACAGGGGTAGCAAGAGTAAATAATCCATCAGATGCCGCATTATAATATTCCTTTATATAGCGCATACGTGCGCTGTTAGGTTCTTCTTTATGGAAAACAGTCGCGGCTGCAACCATATATCTAATTTGAGGTGTTTCGTAGATTTCTTTTGTTGAACGATTTTTTACTAGATACTTTTCAATCAGTTGTTCAATGGCGGCATAACTGTATTGTTCGTCTTTAGAATGATCCAACATATCATTCATCTTGTTCCAATCTTCTTCACTATACCACTCTAATAGTTCACTAGTGTATAAACCTGTAGCTACATTCTTTTTAATAATTTCATATAGGTGAGGAACCTCATATGAGCCATACACATCTTTGCGTAACATAGATACACGTTGCTTGCCCGCTACATATTGATAGTTAGTGTGTCCCACATCACTATTATTCTCTACGTCAATTAAATCAACAATAGCACGTAATGTGATTCCATCAATTTGCGTAGTTGTGATACCATCGTAAAAATGTAGTTGGGATTTAATCTCTATCATGCTTGGGCTAACATCTGCTATACCCTTACATACCTTTGCTACTTGTGCTTGCCATTTTTCTAAATTTAGTGGCTCTTTTGCCCCGGAACGTTTCGTTACGTGTATCTTCATATTTTACCTATTTTGTCTTTTATTTTTTTAATATCTAAACGGTCTACTACTTTAAAATCTTTTAGTGTATTACTTATTACCGTATTAGGCCAGTAATTAAGTATATATTTTGCGTTGTCAACTAGGACT